TTACTAAACTCGCTCATGTATTTTCCGGCAACATCACTCTGGGGTTTAAATTTAAACCGCTTAGATAATTCGTAAGTTAACGCAGAAAAAGGCGACGCTTCTCCATAAGAAGAGCGCCGCACTTCACCTGGTAAATACCCCGTTTCTAAATAATCAGAAAACCTGGCCATTATCGAACGGTACCAAAGAGAGTTGGAATGGTTCCAAGAGCAGGTAAGACACTATTCAGGGCTTCCTGAATGAAGAGCTGAGAAAGATTTTTCTTTTGCTCAGAGCGCCCAAGGTCGGTACCGAGGATTGGAGCAAGAACTGACGAAACAGGAGGTGGTGGTGTCACAGGTGGTTGTGCTGCCACCGTTGATAACTCACTTGGAATGTCTCCCAAAACTCGTTGTGCATTTGCGTAAAGATCTCCGCCCTTTTTGAAGCGCGGAAGTGCGCTTTGCACTGAGGTTCCGAAAGCATCTTTAGACGTTAAGGAAACGTTGGGATTGCCACCAAGTACGGTGGCGTATGCTCGGCCAATACCCATACCTGGTTTATAGCCACGATCTTGAAAGTATTGAAGAACTTTAGGCATCTGGCCAGCTCTGGTTTGAGGCCCTGTAATCCCATAGATTTGCTGTTCGTTTTGTCCAAACTGAATCATGCCCTTATGGCGACCACCAGCGCCACCAACAATGTTTGGGTCCATGTTGGGGCCGGATTCCAAGGAAAGGAATGCGCCAAATTCATAGGGATTCAAACCAAGTTGTTTGGCTCCACGGAAAATAGCAAGTCTTTCTTCTTCTGGAAGAATGCCAACTCTAGGTGCCATTACAGATTCCCTCCTTTTAGACGCAACATCTCGCGGTAAGCAAGGCCCGGGTTGGCTTTCACCCACTGCTGGAAGTTTTCGGGTGTCATGCCCGTCCCCGCACCTAAGGCTTGGAGTTCGCTCACCAGGTTTCCTTTCTGCATCATGCTCCTACCCAATTGCTGCTGGCCCTCATAGAAGGCAGAAAGAGGGACACTTGTAGGAGCAGAGTACTGCTGAGCAGCGTTAAGTACTTCCTGAGAGAGTGAGCGGTTAAGAACATTTTCACGTTGTGCGGGAACACCGGCCCCGTTAGACATGACCCTGTTTCCAGTTAAAGGAGGTACAGGGGGTGTCAGTTGTCCGGCTTGCGGCCCACCATATAAACTCGTATTCAAGTCGGGGGCCGGAGGGAGTTTTCTGGGTGGAGAAGAACCCCCCGCGCTTGGTTTTTTTACTGTTGGAATAAGGCCCATACGCTCCATCTGTTGTTGCAACAGATCAGAACCGTACATCATGGCGCCTAAACCCAGGGAAGCGCTTTCGATTCCACCGAGTGTTTGAAAGACTTTACCCGCGCCAGATGTTGGACCAGGCCTAAAAGATCTAGGTAACCGACCAGCGCCCGTAAATAAACTACCAACTCGGCCTACTAAATTCCACATTATCTACAAACCTCACGTAAATAAATACGAGAGCCCACTGCAGTGTCAGCAGGACCAGGTAGAGCTTGAATAAATTCAGCACCAGAGCGTTCATAACGGTATCGCGCCTGGAAGGGGTCCTTGTAATTAGGAACGTAAAGGATATTGGCTAATCGATTGGTTTCATATAAATAGACTTCATCCCAAACCTTGAGCGCCTCCTTCGCATTGCTTGACCGAATTGTACGGTCAACGTCACCAGCAATACTTTCCAACCGAGTCGAAGGCGAAGTCGCCACCTCCGTTTTCTTTTCGGCTGTATCACAGCGCCCTAGCTGGATAACAATTTTATCGTAAAAGAAAGAATCTGGAACCGTGTTCATTGCTTCTTCCAAACGGGCGTAATCACCCGCAGGTACGGAAACAGTGAAATAGCCCAGGTGATACCTGACTCTACTTTTGTCAAAGTCAGAGAGTTGCACTTCGTTTCTTTCTTATCAATTAATTATAAAACTTAGTAATCAACTAAAGAAGCCCTTGTAAATAGTCGTAGGTCGATGCTGCTTGACCCTGGAGATATGGTTCTTCGTTGATGTACTGCGAAATAAACGATGGCCTCGGTGCCAGAGCTTGTTGGAATAGCCCGGCAACCAAACTTTCTTTTAAACTTGGTTTTTTGGGAGCGGTTTCGCCGTACTGAGTTCCATACATAAATGCCTCAAGAATATCGCGTGTACGTGTATCAGTTGCCTGCTGTGCACCATCAAGTTGAGGTAGCTGTGGTGCAGAAGGGGCAATATTTGACCCTACGCTTGTAGCACCGCCTGGCTTGATGTGTAAGAACTGAATATCGTAAGGCTGCCCTTGGGGGTCAGTTGTTTTAATTGTGCCAAAACCACGATCTGGCTGGTAAGTCCCATAACCCTTATACGCGACCGGTGTACCTGCAGGGAGACCGCCGATATCGATGCCCTCATGATACGTAGATGCGCCTGCGATCGGCGCTTTACGAGGACCAAATTCACTCGTTACAGGATAATTCCATTGCCAAGATTGTCCTACTTGCTGAACCAAGGGGGTTTTGTTAGGTCCAACAAGAACATTTTGGAGCAACGTGCGAGCACTTCTTGGATCAATGCGCTTGCCTTGTTGCGGGCCAAACCGTGGAATAACACGTACATCCAGATGCGGAGCTGTGGAGGCAAAGACATCTGCCTTTGGGTCCACTAATGCGCCAACTGGAATTAAACCGGCCATATCTTTTTATTTCTTATTTTAAAATAAAAAACCCCCGGATAACCGGGGGAATGCGCTAGGAGAAGAGTTTAGACGCGTACCAGATCTGCGGCTAAGACCGCGTCCCAGTCAACACGCTTAATTTGTTTTAGCTGCTCCAGGGAATTAAATCTTTCACCCGATAAGGACATTTGAAGATCTTTGATTTCCCTGGCGGTTTTTAAACCAATACCCTTAATATGATCAGCAATCATTTGGGCAGTGGCTGAATTGATATTAAGGCGGTTATCAGGAGGAAACACGCGTGGCTCCTCTTGTGCCGCCTTATCTTTTACCTGAAGAGTCTGCACCTTTTTGGTGGCATTTTCATCAGGAGTCAATTCAGTTTTGTAAGCGGTATAAAGGCGACCGTCCTGGTCTTCGACCATGTACCAATCGCCGTTATCCCATTCGCTTACAATTTTTACCCGAGCGCCTGTCTTTTTGTGCTGGTAGAGCATAAGGACCAGATTTAATTTCTGGTCCTAGTTTAGCCTATTCAGCTGACAGTGCGGTTAGGAAGATAATCTTCGATATCGTCGTACGCAGGTGCGTCATCGGGCTGGATGTAGCAAACCTCAACGATGAGGTAGCCAGTCTTACCAGCGGTGGAATCAGCATCCGAAATGTACACACCACCAGAGGTGGAGGTGTCGTTAGCGGCGCCCTTGGCAAACACCTTCATGGTGACAGCACCAGTGTTGGTGTAGTACAGCACACCACCAGACACACCGGCAGCACCGGTGGCGGTCAGGATGGGGTTCGTACCAAAAGCTTGACTACCACCAGCGAAGTAAATCTTGGCGGAAGCATCACCAGACACAGTGGAGGTCAGGTTGGCTTGCACCACGCCTTCACCCACACCAGAGGCGGCGGTAGGGCCGCTGGAATCGCGACCGAAGGAGATCACGTTACCGGTGGCGGCATACACACCAGAAGCCACACGGCCGTCGCCCCAGCCAGAAGCCACGGAGATCGCAGTGCGATACACGTAGATCGGGAGGCTGGAGCTACCCGAGATCACCATGCCGGTGATGTCAGGACGGGTGTCGTCTTGACGGTAGGGGGAAGGCACGATCACGTTGCCGGTCACCAGGGGAGTACCCGAAGTGGCGGTCACGGACACATAACCACGCTGCTGGAAGTAGCGGTAACCAGGGACAGCCAGCACAGAGGTGGGGCCGCCCTTGGAGGCGTTATTGGTGCCGTCATCGTTGGTATCAATGTTCTTGTACCAACCGTTCAGAGGCTCTGCCCAGTTACCTGGGTAGATTTTTTTAGCGGATAAATAGGACATTTATTTCTCCAGTTTTAGGTTTTATTTTATAAATCAGACGGTACCGTCATCAGACACGTAGCTGAACGCTGTGGTCACGAAGTCCTTGTTCAGGATTTCGAAGCCAGCGTACAGTTGCCAAATCAGAATGATGAAGCGGCTGAAGTCGTCGTTGTTGTTGATCAGCACTTGGGCGTTCGGGCCGCCGATACCAACACCGATAGCCTGAGGACCAAAGAAGTAACCTTGGGCAACTTCTTGGTTGGCGTAGCTGCCGCCGGTGCCAGCGAAGGAGGTGCTGACGTTCTTGGTCGGGAAGTTGGTCGATTCGAAGAACTTAACACCTTCGAACTGAACACCAGTGGGCATCACCGGTTCGCCAGCCAGGAAATAACCTTGGCCAGCTTGGGGACCCATGTAGAAGCTGGTGTTGTTAGGCATCATGGGATTACCCATGTACATGCCTTGACCAGGATTACCGGAGTAACGAGCGATCTCACGGAAGTCGGTGTCACGACGCAGGTGCATCATGAATGTAGGATCGCAGATGCAACGATACAGACCATCGGAGAAGGTCGGCACGTTACGCTTACGCAGATCCTTGACAACAGTCAGAAGGTCGGTGCGCACCGAGAACTGCTGAAGGTCAGCGGTGTACTCAGTAGAGGTGTAGGTGATTTGACCGGAAGAGTTCTTGGTCTTACCACCAGGGAAGTAGTAACCACCTTGGGTTGCGGAGGCAACACCATTGGCTTCGGCTTTAGCGAGTTCGTCGATGAACACGCGGTCGCGCCAACGGCGGTAGTCGTCGAGCAGGGTCAGGCTACCGATCGACTGGTGGAACATATTCAGGTTGCCGGTATCCAGCAGCAGGCGCTGGGCGGTAACCAGAGTTTCACGAGCAATCTTGAAGGTGCTGGGCTGGGTCGGATCGCCCGGGTCGGCAGGACCGGTGTATTCCTTCAGCACAACAAGCACCTTCTCTTTGGTGATGTTGCGGCTGTTGGCAGTACCGATGGTTTGGTCAGCCACGCGCTCACGGCTGTCCTTAGTACCAGGGGTACCCCAGAACTTGTAGCGGTCTAACTGAACGGTTTGACCAGGCTGACGGGTGAAGTCGTGGACGACCACGGGCTCCACAGCCATTTCAGCGATGTACGCAGGGTGCGGACGATAGAGTTCCGCGCCGAGAATTTTTGGGAAATCGTTATCAAGAAACACTTTGTTTTATCCTCCAGTGTCGCAGGAAGTGTTTTATCGGGTGAAAGATTCAGACATTACTATGTCTTATCTAACACAAATTTTAGCAGTTGGTAATTTATTTAAAAATTACATGTACTGCATTGTGGGTGTTTTGTATCGTGCACCCTCAGAATTGCTGGAACCGTAGGATTCGGGATCAACGGCACCTGTGAAGCCGGGAATGCCAAGGGCACCTGGAACAGCACCTGCAGCCATACCGCCTAAACCAGCGAGAGAAGCTGCACCGGGAACCGCTAAAGTAGCGGCAGTTTTTTGAACAGTGCTAGCGGGAACATTTCCGGCAGCCACATAGGCGCCCCGAAGCACATCCCGCATCTTGCCCAATGCTTCTGCCCGCTTGCCTCCAGGGGGCACAGATTCAATGGCAGCGCTTAATGCTTTGCCAGCTGGAACAATGGCACTTTGCATTGCTTCGCCAATGACAGGTGCATAGCGCCCGGCTAACCGAGCGGCACCTAAACCACCACGCGCACCAAGTGCAGCAGCTGCTCCACCCAAGGCGGCAGTGCCAGGGGCTTCACCTTGACCGGCAAGAGCCCCGCCAACCGCAAGACCTGCGGCGGCGGGAAGCCCATAAGCCAGTAACGGACGTGTTTGTCCTAATGGCCGCATGGCCGTCACTCCATTACAAACAGTTTGTTAGCGACAACTTGAGGCTGGGCTTGATTCAGAACGCGCCAGGCATTCTGGGGATCACGCGCCATGATGTCGTTAAAGTTGCCCCAGAAGTTTTCAGGTTGTTGAGGAGCCGAGGCGGCGGGAGGAGCCGGGAACTCATTCATTTGGTAACCAGCGGCTTCGGTGGGATAACCACGAGTTTCCAGTTGAGCCTCGTTTTCATACACAGGGTACGGACCTTCAGGACCAAAGAACTTCAGGGTGTAATCGCTGAGCACATCGGGATTCGTGAGAATCTCGTTGTAAGCCAGGTTCTCCTGGTGCTCATTCACCGCAAAGTTTGCGTAACCCTTAATGGTTTCAGCGGCGCGGTTTCCCCACGCGACGGCGCTGTCCAGCATCCCTTCCAGATTCAGGGCGTACTGATTCAGAATTGCCGGCGCTTCG